TGGAGGTATTGCATCTTTATTTGGTTTTTCAAGACCAGCAGAGATATCAACGCCCTCAATAGTCAGGAACAGTCCTGCCTATCAATTAGCAGCAATGGAAGGAGCTGATGCCATTCAGAAACTATCCTGTACTGCCAAACAGGAAATATCTGTTGACCCAACAACTGTTGGACTTAATCCAGATGATATGCTGTCTTTTAAGAATATTACTAATAATATGACATACATAGGTCAATTTCCATGGGATGTTACTCAAGCTACTGGAACTCTTCTTGGAGCTGTAGCAGTAACTCCTTTAATTGAGCGACGTATTACTATAGGTAGTATTATTATTCCAACTGCTGTGTCCTTTGTTTCACGAGCTTTTTCATCTTGGAGTGGCGATATGGAATATGAAATTGAAGTTGTAGGATCAGCCTTTCATAATGGTAAAATAGCAGTGTATTATGATCCTGATTCTTGTGATGTAGTTTCTGATAATGTATATAATTCAACATTCTTCTTTATGATGGATCTTTCAGAAGAACGCATTAAACGGTTCACGATCAATTGGAATCAAGAACTACCTTACCATGATTTCAGTAGTAACGCTTTACGAAGTTTTTCACAAATCTTTATGGATGTGGTACCAGGTAATGTTAATGCTAGTGAACGTAATGGTAAATGGTACATCAAGGTTGTTAATGAACTTGTCGTAAGTGATGGAACAACACCTGTGTACATTATTATCAGAGCATGTGGAGGCAAAAATCTTGAATTGATGAATCCTTCAGGACAAGGTATTGCTTACCTCAGTCCATTTGCAGCAGTTGGTGGAACCACTACCGATGGTGATTTTCTTCCTATGGCGGCGGAAGATTCAACAGCTGAAGAAAGATGCGATACTGAACCAGACCATATTGTTTTAAACTCAATTGCGCTAGTTAGCTCACCAAAATCTTTGGTGTTCTATGGTGAACGCATTTATTCTGTTAGATCTTTAATTAAAAGATACTATAGGTATAGAGATTTTAAAACAGCAGCAACACCTTCACCATCTGGGGAGATATTTGTGAGGTTTCCACAATTTCCAATGTGTGGAGGACCCAATCCATTGGGTTCTTTTACATATGCGGCAAATCCATGGAATACCTCAGGTTACTCTTTTCTTACATACTTTGCTGGTGCTTATGGTGGTTGGAAAGGCAGCATGCGTTACAAGTTAGTTTATTCACGTGAACCAACTAGTAATGACTTGGTTCAAGTAGAACGAGTAACTGGTTTTGCTGCAAGAACCAGTACAAATGCTTCTGGCTTACCTATTAACAATGCTGTTTTAGATGTAAGCGAAACAGCGCGTCGTACCATTAGGGACAACGGCAACATGGAAAGTGGAGTAGCTATCTCCACAGAATCCACAAAGGCACTGGAATTTGAAATTCCTTATGCCACTCCTTTGCGTTATAGTCGTATTAATAGGGCTGCTATGGCAGCTACGTCTAATTTGTTGACAGATGGTCAACCCAAAGGAGATAACTTTGACATTAGAATCACTGGCAATGATTTGGTCAATAGTTCCTACGCTCTATTTGCAGCAGCAGGGGATGATTTTTCATTCTATGGCTACAATGGAGCATGCTACATGGTTTACCAAGTAGTGCCCCCTTAAACGAGACGGATAGAGTCTCGGCAACTTTGTTGTGGGACACTGACCCCAAGGGTTTAGATTAAGTTTTTAAGCTGACCTTTGCGGGCCAGTGGAATTTTATTAATCT